ATGGTGCTAAAAACTTATCAACCATTTCAGTTAGCTTTTTAAATGCTGGCGCTAATAAAGTTAATAATAAAGTTACGATAGCTATTATAGGCGGAGCTAAAGCCCCTAATAGCTCTCCAACAACTGCTATAAATGGAGCTACTGCTTTTATTGCGTCAATTAAGTGAGGACCAATTTCCTCAATTAAATTAACAAAAACAGGAAGCATTTCTTCAACAACCGGTAACAACTCTGCGCCCATTGTAACTTTTAAATCTTTTAATTTAGCTTGTGCAGCTCTTGACTTGTTAGCAAAACTTTCCTGCGTTCTATTAAGATCGCCCTGTTGTACAGTTGTTTTTTCTAATAGCAATTCGTAGGTTGCTAAAGCTTTTTCTTGCTTAGTAAGTTCTTTTGCTGAACTTTTGCCAGTCATTTCGAATGCTTTTGTTTGTACGTCTGCTTCCATTATCGCGATTCCATAAGTTTTAAGTGATTCTCTCTCACCGAGCAAAGCTTTAGTGAAAGCTTGCATAACTGGTTCCGCGCCTCCCTGAACGTTGCTAAATGAAGCTACGTCTCCGGCAAGAGTTGCTAACTTTGTTGATAAATCTGCAGAAGCTTCTCCTGTAAATTCAATACCCTGAAGAATAGCACCTGATTGAGTTAATAGGCCCTCTAATTCAAAAGCTGCTAAACCAGCTTTATTTGCAAATTCATCAACAAAACCAGATAACTTTGGTACACTTTCTCCAAATGTAGTTTCAAAAGCGGATCGTGCTTCATTAGCGTCTGATCCTAAGTTAACTAAATCTTTACCTAATGTAACTGCAGCAATTGAGGCAACACCTAAACCTGCAACCGTAGCTTTACCTAACGTACCAGCTACAGAACTAAATTTACTCATAGCTTTTTGTGATCTTGTTAAGCTATCAGTAAAATTTTTAGTTTTACCTATAATTGCTATCGAAACTTTTTTTTCTGCTGCCATTATTTAATTGCCTTCACTAATGCGTCATACATACGATCAGAATATGTTTCAGCTATCTTGTTTTGATTTTTATCTAAAGTTTTACCGGCAACATAACCTTTTTTACCAAATTGTGAAAATGTACTGTCACCTGCTGTAAATCTATGACCGATCCATTTTTTATAAGGAAAGTCTGCTCCAGGTCGTGAATATCTTAGGTTGCCAACTTCGCCTCTAGTCACAGCTCTTGTTTTACCATTTTTAGTGGGTACATACATATAACGGCGACCAAACTCCATAGAAAATGTAGCCGGCTTTCTATCATTACTTTTAATATTAATCTTTGCTTCTGTACGTGTACCTGAAGCTGTGTAGCCAGTAGCCGAAGCTCTAGCTTTAGGAATTCTTTGTTTTTTAGCTAATGCTCTTATTTCTGATAACTGTTCTTTTGCAAGTTCTCTATGAAACTTAGACAATACTTTTAAAACTTCTGTATCGCCATATTTTTTAATGTCTTTTCTTAACTCTATTAACTCAGAGTTATCAATTGTAAATTCACCAGCTATTTTTACCATATCAACTTTCGTATTTTTTATTTATAACTTTAACAATTGCATCAAACATTTCCATTTCGATATTCATTAAAGCATTCGGATCTATTCCAGTTTCAACTGCTATAGCAGCAATTAAATCAATAAATCCGTTTATGCTTTTAAATTATCACTTGATCCAGTAATGTCTAGGTCTTCAACTTTATCAACCCAAGCATCATAATCTTCAGTAACACCATTTCTTTTAGAGGCAAGCCATGCTAAATATAAAAGCCATTCATATCGCTGCTCATCATTTAATCTTGAAATTGGTATGTAAAATTTACGCTCAAATTTAACAATATCCCCAGGTTTAATCTTAACTTCAAGTTTGGTGCCGTCGCTCATCACGACTACCATATTACCCATTACGAAGTCGCGCGGGTAATAGTTCCAGAGGTAGGAAATGAAACTGACATTGTAGCAAGTTCTCCTACTGCATTTGCAACTGGAATGTGTTGATTAACTAAAACTGATCCACTATAAGATGGATTAGTAGCACTAACTGAGCCGCTTGTTGGTTTTACTACAAAAGCTGTAGTTGTTCCAAGTAAAGGCCAAAGTGTAGCGTCAACTTCACTAGCCGCAAAATCTTGTTGAAACTCGACGGAAAGAGTACCTGTCTTAAGGCCCCCTGTTCTGGACTGGAAGGTTTCTCCCATACTAGTTGTCATAATTTCATCAGCTGTAATGTCTAAAGTAACTGAAGCAACATGATCACTTAAATCAACGCTGTTCAATGTTACGCTTGCATCTGTCAAAACAAATTTTGCCAAAATAAACTCCTTTCAATATCTTTATTTTAAATATGAATAATGAAATATAAGTTTATACGTTATTAAATGGAAAACCCCTCTTGCTGCTAGAGGGGCTTTCCGGTACGTAAACGGGGGTTGTACGTTTTATGCTTTTCTTAATACAAATTCTAAATCAAGATAATCATGAAAATCAGGATTAACTTTTGGTTTAGGCTCGCGTTTTTGACTTACTGTAAAACTACTCCAACATAATTTTAATTTGCTTTCAGTGCCATCTTTATTATATAATCTAAAAGTAACTTCTGTATCTCCTAATAAATTATGTAACTTATCTTGATCTTGCCTAACTTGATCTTTATTTTTCATTTTGTCCTCCGTTTTTTTTTAGTTATTTTAAATTAATAAATAAACCTTCTATGTTTTTAATAGCTTCAACTCCTTTGTCTCCACATGCTATAAACATATTAGGCGCAATTGCTTTGCCTCGGCCCTCTTGCCCTTCTAATTCAAAAGCTACTCTTCCTTTTTTTAAAACAATTGCGTCAGCTTTACAAATTATTTCATGAAACCATTTTGTATCTGTTCTTGCAAACAATAACATTACACCATTTCCATGCTCTATAAACTTTTTTAACCACGGATCCATATTTCTGGAATAAGGCGGATTTAACCAAACAAAACCCTCCCATTTCTGTTCTAGTCCATTGTCTTTAAATGTATAAATCTTTTTAGCAGGAACGTTATTAGCTTTTTCACTGCTAGCTGGATCTAAATCAAATATAACACCTAATTCATTAAATACACTTTTAGGCGTATACCACTCAACAGAATTTGAATCTGTATAACCAGGATTTACTTTCATAGCCCTCCTTTTGTTTATATAGTAAATTTTTCAGAAATAATTAAATTGCTATCAATTTTCCATCTAACAATTAAATCAACATCTGATCTGTGAATTTCATAAAGTCTAACTTCAACATTAGCTTTTTGAAAATCTTTTAAGTTTGTGCGCATTTCAGCTGTAGCTTTTGCTCGTGAAATTGCCTCAATATTAATAGTTTTAATATCTGATCCAGGTACCTTTACTACTCCTTTAAATTTTTGCATTTTATTAGTCCTCCGTTTGTTTAGCTTATAATATAATTATAACATAAATTATTTTAAATGCGTAATGTTTTTAAATATTTTTATTCAATACCGATTGCAGCATGAATTGAAAAGCTTGGACTTGTTCCAGTTATAGTATAATTCAAACGCCAGTAATCATCACTTACAGCGCCGGCAACGCTTTGAAAATCTGCCCCTATAGCTGTAATTCCTGTAAAAGTAATTCGATCAGTTGGACTTGTAAAGCTTGCATTATCATCTGATTGTAATTTAAAAGTAATAGTTGGAGTCGACGTACCTGAAACTGCATAGCAATGAATTGCTGCGTACGCTTTTTCATCGGCGGCAACAGCTCCAAGCTGGGTGCCTGTTGAATTACCTGAAGCTGTTAATGCGCCATCTAATTGAATAGTTCCTCTAACAACTTTATCGGACGATTGGCTTTTGCTTATAGTAAACGGAGCTAAGCCTCCAACCTCACCTAATATTGAATAATCAAATAATCTTGATTTCATAAAATATGCAATATTTCCTACTCCAGCATCTGGAACAGTAGTAACAATTAATTCATTTCCTATTGAAGCACCTAGCAAAGCATCTGGCTTATTGGATCCTGCTTCATAAAAACCATCTATTTGTAATGAACTATCTTTTAACCCGCCTAGCTTTTCTCTGAATCCACCTGAGTTAATAGTTGTTGAATCTAATTCTTCAGCGTTTATTTCAAGATTAACAGATGTTACGTGGCTGCTCAGGTCATATCCGCCTGAAAATACTTTACCATCATTAAATACAAACTTTGCCATTATTTCTCCCACGCCTCATTTACATCTGGCGTTCATTTATCATCTTTTATAAAAGTGCCATCTTTTTTACGAGCACGCTTTCTTTTAATTGTAGTAGGGATTATATGGCCACCCTTA